TGAGCAAAGTCGCAAGTTCACTTTTAATTCTAATAGAGAAAATAATGTAAAATTTGAACTTAACAAACAAATCTATTTTGATCCAAAAGAATCAGTTGGTGTAGGAACTTTAACTGGAACTGGCGTTGGATCCACCATTTTCTTCTCCAATCCTGGTGCAGGCATTACTCAAGTCTTTATTGAGAACAGAGGTATCTTCTTACCAAATCACAATTTAAAGACTGGCGATCAAGTCCTCTACAATAACGGTGGTGGAACATCCATAGAGGTTGTATCCGATCCTACTGCTGGCCCAAATTATACGATTGGTAATAACACACCACTGTTCGTTGCAAGAATATCTGATGACATCATCGGTATTCAAACATTCAAGGTTGGTATTGGTTCTGTTGGTACTTTTGTTGGTATCGCAGATACCACAATGAATTCTGGATTGCTTTCCTTTACAGGGATTGGTGCTGGAACAAAGCATAGTTTTAAGACAGTTAAGACTAATGTTGTAACTGCTGAGGCAACTAGGAACATCGTAACGGTATCTACGGCATCAACTCACGGATTAACGATTGGTGATAAAGTCAAAATGTCCGTAACCCCCGGTATTACTACCACGGTTACAGTTAAGTATAACGATCACAATAGAAGGATTGTTTTCAATCCTCTTGGATTTACCACTGCTGGAGTAAGCACAAGTCAGAATTCAATTGAAATTAGCAATCATGGATTTGAAACAGGAGATAAAGTAATTCTTGATGCAAATCCTGCGCCATCAGGATTAGAAGATCAAAAGATTTACTATGTTTCTAAACTTTCTAAAGATAAAGTAAGACTTTGTAATTCTAAGTATGAATCTAAAAAATTCCAACCCAATTTTGTATCTATTGAAATTGCAAGATCTGGAACTCTTCTAGCAATTAATCCTCCACTTGAAATTATTGAAGGAAATACCGTTGTATTTGATCTTAGTGACTCATCTTTATCTTCTTTAAACATATCCACACGTTATTCTGCGTTCGATATGAATCTCTACAGAGATTCTAATTTTACAGATAAATTTGATGGATCTCTTGAGAATAATAAATTTGAAGTTACAAAGTCTGGTAAAATTGGTATTGATGCAACAGCTAAGTTAACGTTATCTGTTAATAAAGATGTTCCAGAAAACATTTTCTATCAATTTAGTAATTTAAATTCTAACTTAATCGAATCTGTTAAAAAAGAAATTGTAATTGATGAAGAGGTAGATGGTTTTAACAAAATTAACAAAGTTAATAGTACATACAATGGAGAGTTTAAATTAACCGGAGTAACATCAAGTACTTTTAAATACGATATCAAAAAACTTGCCGAGAGATCTTCTTATTCTGTTGGTGCAGGATTATCATATACTACTGATTCCACATTAGCATATGGTGGTATTGCAAATATTGATATTACATACAAGGGTGCTAATTATAAAGAAATAGTGGGAGTATCCACTGTCGTAGGAATTGTAACAGGGGCAGGTGCTCTTCTCGAACCATCGAGTAATACTATTGGTAAAGTTCTCTCTACAAATATTGAAAACATTGGATTTAATTATCCAACTGATTTTACTATTCGTCCCACGACAAATTTACCAGAAGTACTTCTAATTAATCCTCTTACATCTTTTGAGAGGATTGGAATTAGTTCTGCTGGTAGAAACTATAATATAGCACCGAACTTAATTGTACTTGACGGATTAACTGGTAAGCGTGTAAATGATGTTGATCTTTTTTATGAACTTGGAGATTCCAAAGTAACTATTAGAAAAAATACAAAGGGACTTATAAATGTAACTCCAACTATTATTCCTACTAGTAATTCAAATGGAGTTGCAATTAATGATATAACCTTTGATATATCATCTAAAAATGTAACTGTGGGATTTGACACAGGATTTAGTAATCAATCTCCATTTTCTGTTGGGGATAAAGTTTTAATTGAAAATGTTAGTGTTGGAGTCGGATCAACTGGATCTGGATATAACTCATCTGACTATGGTTATCAATTATTCACACTTACTGATGTAAATATCCCTCTAGGAGGAAATGTTGGTGTAGTAACATTTAGTCTCTCTGGAATTATTGACGAAAATCTTTATGCGGGTAATTTTGATTCACTGAATTCTGCAGGAAGAATTATTAACCAAAATTCTTTCCCACAATTTGATATTAAATTGAAAAGAAATGATTTCTTGATCGGTGAGCAAATTGTTTCTAACAGCGGAAAAGGGAAAGTTGATAGTTGGAATGATAGAATTGAAATGTTAAAAGTTTCCACTTCTAGAGATTTTAACATTGGGGATCTTGTAGTTGGACAAACTTCAAGAACTCAAGGAATTGTAAAATCAAAAGTTGATTATAATTCTGAAATTGAAACTGAATCATCCTCTATTGTTGAGAAGGGATGGAATACTACAACTGGATTCTTTAATGATAACCAGCAAAGAATTCCTGATAACTTCTATTATCAAAATTTCTCATACGCTATTAAGTCTAAAATTCCTTTACAAAAATGGGATGATACAGTAAGTTCTTTAAATCATACTGCAGGATTTCTTAAATTTAGTGATTTAATAATTGAGTCAAGGGATGAGATCAACGAAAAACTCGTATCTGGTATATCTACAGTTTCATTTATTGTCGATCTTCTCCCCACTACAACATATGGAAGCGGAGATTTTGGTGGAGGAATTAGTGTTAACTGCTACAATGATTTTGATCTTGTTACCGAGAATTCTAAAACTGCTTCAGGAACAGTTTATTCAGATAGAATTTTCTTAGAAAATAGAATTCTTACTGATTACTTTGAATCAGTAGGAAATAGAGTTTTGACAATTGATGATTTTAGCCCAGAATTTAATAGCGAGGAACGTCCAACAAGATTCAGCATCGTTAAGAAATTCCCCATTGATCAAAGAACTAAAAAAGTATTTACATTTGTAAGAGACAAATTATTCACTGGAGAAAGACAAGCATCTTTTGTTTCTATTGTCCATGATACTAGTCTTGCGTCAGTTTTAAACTACGGTAGGGTTGAAAGTGTGACTGATTTAGGATCTTTCGATTTTACAATAAGTGGATCTGAAGGATTCCTTCTTTTCTATCCGACAAAATATCGTATTAATGATTACAATGTTTCATTAATGAGTTTTGATATTGATAATAGTGTTTCTGGTGTTGGAACTTTTGGACTTGGAGAAATATGCGATATTTCTTCTACACAAGTAGAAATTCCCGCAGCTTCTACAACAACAATTGTTGGTATAGCATCAACATACAGATCTTCAAAAATATTAGTAGAATACAACACAAATGATGGAAGATTTGGAACTAATGAACTTAATGTTATTCATGATGGCACAACCGTTGATCTCCTTGAATATGGTGAGATAGTTACAGGACAGAATCCTTTGGATATGGGAACATATTCTGCCGAGATGTCATCTGGTACTGTAAATGTAAACTTTACTCCATCTGCAGGGTTAGCACTCACCGCTAACACCATTAGAGTATCGATGTCCAGTACTGAATCTGTTGGTGTTGGTTCTACCATTATCGGAGAGACAACAGAAAACATTGGTTCACTGCAGTCTTTCTACACCTCTATTGGATCCACTTCTTCTCCAGGTATTCATACAATTGCTACTTATACATGTGGTGGTGCGAATGATTACCAAGCAGCTTACTATCTTGTAAGTATTGAAGATACTACTAATGATCAGTATCAATTCTCTGAAGTCATTGTTCTTAATGATAACTCCAATTCTTACATTACAGAGTATGGAACTTTAACAACAGGTAGTGGTATTGGCACCATTGGTGCTTTTATGACAGCAACTGAGACACATCTTCAGTATACACCACCCGCAAGTGTAGATACTCAAATTCGTGTCTATCAACATGCAGTTCAGTTAGTTGAAGTAGATAACACTCTTGATAATGAAATTGATCTAAACAACGCCTCTATCACCGCCGGTTACGGTTTTTATGATGGAACTGCAAAGGATGTTAAGAGACAATTTGGATTAACTCATAAAGGATTACCTATCTTCCTAAGAAATTTTGATGGAAGTGATACTTCAATTGTCGATACTACTAATAACACTATTAGAATTCCAGATCACTTCTTCGTATCAGGAGAACCTATTAATTATTCTGTTGGAATTTCTACTCACGTTCGTATTGGTATCGAAACAACATCATTTGCTGGAATTGGAAACACATCCATTCTTCCCATTAATGCAAATGTTTATATTATTAAAGAGGATAATTCAACAGTAAAACTTGCTTCCTCTGCTGAAAATGCCCTTGCAGTTACACCTGTTCCAATTAGTATTACCGGAGTTGGAGTTGGAACCTTCCATACATTTTCTTCTAGTAAACAAAATACTAAGTGTCTGATTGCGCTAGATAACTTTATTCAAAATCCAATAGTTGCTACTGCAGTAACTACAACACTTAATAAAGAAATATTTTTAAGTGATACATCCATTGAAACTTTAGGAATTACATCATTCTTTGCTGCTGATCTTATTCAGGTTGAAGCAGAAATTATGAAAATTAATACCGTTGGTTTTGGAACGACTAATGGTATCTTGGTTGATCGTGGTTGGATGGGAACTGGTATTACAACTCACCCTGTTGGTGTAGCTGTAACTAAAGTTGATGGCGCTTATAATATTGTCAATAATACAATTAATTTTTACACTGCACCCAAAGGCCCCACACCTTTGAGTTCAATAACTAATCCTCCTGATGAGAGAGATTGGACTGGTATCACAACTCACTCTAAGTTCCAGGGGAGAACATTCCTAAGATCTCAAAACACTGGTAGCACTGCTGATGCATATGATACTAACTATATCTTTGACAGTGTTGCTGATCTATTCGACGCTCAAACAAAGACATTTACATTAAAATCTGAGCAGCGAGATGTTGTTGGATTCTCTACCAATAATGCTGCAGTTCTTATCAACGGTGTATTCCAAGGGCCTACTGGACAATTGGGTATTGCTCAGGATTATTCATTAAGTGAAGGTAGTGGTATCAGTAGTATTACATTTACTGGAACCGCAACATCGATTGCATATGATCCAAATAATGCTTCAATTCCTGTCGGAGGATATATTGTTTCAGTTGGATCTACTGCTGGACTTGGTTATCAACCTCTCGTTTCTGCTGGTGGTACTGCTGTTGTTTCAACTGCTGGAACAATTACATCAATTGCTATTGGTAGAACTGGTTCTGGTTACAGACAAGGATCACAAACTGTAAATGTTGGTGTTTATACTTCATCTACAGCAAGAACAGGAATTGAGTTCATTGGTACTGCTGCAGTTAGCAACGGACACATTGTTAGCGTTGCAATCACAAATCCAGGATCTGGATATCAAGTTGGATCAGAACCAATAGTTGTATTTGATGCACCTCTGTCATATTCTAATATTCCCTTAATTTATTCTGCCGAATCTCCCGTTGCAGGTGCAGGAATTGAGGCAACGATCGATATTGTTGTAGGACAAGGATCTAGTGTCATTGATTTTGAAATCAAGAACTTTGGATATGCTTATGGACAAAAACAAATTCTCACTGTTGCCACAGGTGGAGCAACTGGAATTCCTACTGACACTAACTTTACATTTGATGAGTTCCAAATTACAGTAGACAGAGTTGATTCTGATAAATTCTCTGCATGGCATTTTGGTATACTTGAGCGTCTTGATAATATTGATAATGAGTTTGATGGAGTCACTAGACAGTTTTCAGTTAAGAGAAACGGTTCTCCGGTAACAATTAGAGCAGCTGTTGGATCCAATATTGATGTTCAGTCATCACTTCTTATTTTTATAAATGATATTTTACAAGTACCTGGAGAGTCATATGAGTTAAATGGTGGCAGTGTTATCAATTTTAAAGAGGCACCTCGCGGATCATCTGATAATGGTGCTATAAGTGGAGATACTTGTAAGATTCTCTTCTATAAAGGAAGTGGAGATGTTGATGTAACTTTCCGTGATGTTCTTCCCACTTTAAAGGATGGTGATGATCTTACTATAAGAGGTGATGATGATCTTGTTTCTAATTCTATTGATCAGAGTGCAAGACTTATAACTGAGGTTCTTTCTACTGATACAGTAGAAACTAACTCTTATAGTGGAAGGGGTATTGATTCAAATCCAGATCATGCACGAACAGTAACTTGGTGTAAACAAACTTCTGATAAAATTATCAACGGAAAAATTGTCAGTAAAGCAAGAGAATTGAATGCTGCTCTTATTAATCCAAAAACCAACCTGATTCAATCAGTTGGTGTTGGATCAACTCAGATTTATGTTGAAAGCGTTATCCCATTCTTTAATCCAGATGATGAAAATCAAACTGATAAGAATAAGCAAACGGTAAGCATCGTATCACAAAATAATCTTGTAGCAGCGGCTGCAACTGCCGTAGTATCAGTTGCCAATACTGTTGAGTCTATCGTTATTGGTTATGGTGGAACAGGTTACACTTCTGCTCCCTCTGTGACGATTGAAACACCGGTTGGACTTGGAGCAACTGCTAGAGCAAGTGCAACAGCGACTCTTACTGGAGATACCGTGTCTTCTATCACAGTTTCTACGCCAGGTGTAGGGTATACAAGAACATCTGTTCCACAGGTTCTGATAGAGGCACCTAAAGCAATTAGAGAAACTAACAGAACTACTTTATATGAGGGTGATTTTGGTGACATTGTTGGATTAACTTCAACATCTGTTGGTGTTGCTTCCACAGGATTTGTAATGGATCTTTTCATCCCTGTCGATTCTTTCTTACGTAACACAAAGGTTGTTGGTTCTGCAGTTACTTTAAGTGACATTACAACAGGTGATTACTTTACTGTTAAGAATAGTAATGTTGGTAGTGGTGTAACATCACTTTATCAGACAGGTGATACGTTGGGCATAACATCCCAGTTCCTTGATGCTGTCTTTGAAGTTGCAGCGGTGTCTGTTGCTACCACTGCGGTTGCTGGTGTAGGCATCACGTATGTCAAGAGAGTGACAGTAAGTGTTGAAGATCTTGGTGACATCACTGGAATCGGACTTACGGAGTTTTATGGGGAGTTCTCTTGGGGCAAAATTACTCTTGGCGGTAGAACAAATGCAGCAGCATTTGACGCATACACCCTTAGAGGCACCTCTGGTATCACAACTGGTGGTGTCGTGAGCAGAGTTAAACCTCTCAAACTTACAGGATTCTCTACAACATAACTAATAAATAAGTAAAAAACCACGCAAAAATGGCTGCGATTATAACTGATCAACTTCGTATATTAAACGCAAAAGATTTTGTTGCTAGTGTAGCATCCACTAGCAACTCTTTCTATTCATTCGTGGGACTTCCTAATCCTACAGATGTTGATGCAAGTTGGGATAGCAGTCCCCCGGATCCCAGAGACAATTTTGATGAGGAGAATAATTATTGGGACACAATGATTGCTCTCAAAAAAATTGATGCTGAAGATGTTAAACAGGTGATTAGAAAAATCACTTGGCAGTCTGGCACTACTTATGACATGTATCGCGCTGACGTAAAGGCGGAGAGTCCTTCACAACCGTCAAACGCTATCACTTTATATGAGGCAAATTATTATGTGATGAACTCTGATTATAGAGTTTATGTTTGTTTGCAGAATGGATCAAATCCTGAAAACCCTAGTGGTAGAGCATCTCTTGACGAACCTACTTTTACTGATTTAGAACCAAAAGAAGCAGGGACTAGTGGTGATGGATACATATGGAAATATCTTTATACTATTAAGCCTGGAGATATTGTAAAGTTTGATTCAACAAACTTTATTCCAGTTCCCAAAGAATGGACTACAACTACGGATGCAAATATTTCTGCAGTTAGAAATAATGCTAACACCAGTGGACAACTTAAAATTGTAAAAATTACCAATAGAGGTGTTGGATTAGGAACTGCCAATAGAACTTATACTCAAGTTCCTATCAAAGGTGATGGAAATGGTGCGGAGTGTACCATCACCATTAATAATAATTCAAATGTAGAGTCTGTCACAATTTCAAAAGGTGGATCTGGATATACATTTGGAACTATTGATTTGATAGCGGGTAATGTTCCCACAGGATCTAATCCACCAGTTTTTGATGTAATCATCCCTCCACAAGGAGGACATGGTGCTGACATCTACAGAGAACTTGGAGCGAGAAATGCATTAATTTACTCCAGAATTGAAAATGACACTGAAAATCCAGATTTTATCACTGGAAACGAAATCGCAAGAGTTGGATTAGTTCAAAATCCAAAAGCATATAATACATCATCGAATCTTTCACTTGATAAAGCATCTGCTACCTATGCATTGAAGTTGACAGGCGCTGGTTATAGTTCTGCAACATTCACTGCAGATGCTTTTATTACTCAAACCGTTGGACTTGGTTCAACTGCTGTTGGTAGAGTCGTATCCTACGATCAAGTAACAGGAGTTCTGAAATATTGGCAAGATAGATCTACTGCAGGATTCAACACTGATGGAAGTAAGAATACAAGCCCAGAATATGGGTTCAGAATGAACAGATTTACAAAAAATATTACTAGTGGTGGATCATTCAATATCATTGGTGGATCTACGACTCTTGCTATCCAAACATCATTTACGGGTATATCAACCGAAATAAATAGTCGTACTTATTACCTGGGGCAGTCCTTCGACGAGGGTGTTGCTCAGCCTGAAGTTGAAAAATATACGGGTAATATCATTTACGTAGATAACAGGCCCTCAATTACAAGATCGTCCAGTCAAAAAGAAGATATCAAAATTATCTTGCAGTTCTAAGGAATTATGTCACAGGAAACCAATCTTAACGTCGCCCCTTATTTTGACGACTTTGATCCTCAGAAGGATTATTACAAGGTTTTATTTAAACCAGGTTATCCAGTACAGGCAAGAGAGTTAACCTCTCTTCAGTCCATCCTGCAAAATCAAGTTGAGAAATTTGGACAGCACTTTTTTAAGGAAGGTGCTAAGGTAATTCCCGGCAACTCAACATATTCAACAAATTATCATTGTGTTGTATTAGAAAATACATACTTAGGAATTCCTATTTTTGATTACATCGATCAATTAGTAGGAGCACAAATAAAAGGACAAGATTCTGGTGTTACTGCTGTTATTGATAGTTATATTTTAGAATCAGAGTCCACAAGAGGACAAGTAACTCTGTATTTAAATTATTCTGGATCTGGCACAAATAATCAAGAGTCAGTCTTCAGAAATGGTGAACTTCTGACTGCAAATGTAACTATTTCTACTGCTAACACCCTTATAGGTGAAGGTGTACCTTTCGCTACTACCGTTCAACAAGGTGCAACTGCAACAGGATCTGCATTCTTCATCAGTAATGGTGTATATTTTGGTAAGGGAACTTTTTTAAATGTAAGTGAACAGACATTAATATTAGATCAATATTCTAACACACCCAGTTATAGAATTGGATTATTGATTGAAGAGACAATTATTAATGCTGATTTAGATTCTACACTGACTGACAATTCAGCAGGATTTAATAATTTTGGAGCTCCGGGTGCTGATAGACTTAAGATTACTGCGTCACTTCAAAAAAAGGATGTAAGTGACTTTGATGATAGTAATTTTGTTGAACTTGCAACAGTAACTAATGGTGTTCTTCGTGAAAAAAGCACTAGTGAGTATTCATTCATCACAGATGAATTGGCAAGAAGAACTTATGCAGAATCTGGTGATTACTACGTCAAGTCTTTTGGTATTAATGTTAAAGAATCTCTTAATGATAAAGAGGGAAACAAAGGACTCTTTACAGAGGATCAAACCACATATGCTGGATCCACACCCTCTGATGACTTGGCGATCTATCAGATTTCTCCCGGTAGAGCATTTGTTAAGGGATATGACGTAGAAACAACTGCGCCGGTTTTTCTTGATGTCCCTAAACCTAGAACCACTAAAACTTTAAAAGGGCAACAAATTAATTATGAGACAGGTGAGACACTTAAACTCAATAGAGTTCACGGTTCTCCAACAATAGGTGTTGGCAATACTTATGTATTAAGTCTCAGAGACGCTAGAGTTGCTAATAGTTCAACTGGTATCGCTGGTAAAGAAATTGGATTAGCAAGAGTTTATGACTTTAGATTAGACTCAGGAACTTACAGTGGTTCCAATTCAAACATTAACGAGTGGGGATTATCTCTGTTTGATGTTCAAACAACCACTGAGGTTACATTAAACGAAACCATTACATTATCAGTTCCCACATTTATCAAGGGTAAAAATAGTGGTGCAACTGCATTTTTGAAAGAAGCAGCTACTGATACAAAATCTCTTGTATTATATGAAACTTCTGGTAAGTTTATTGCAAATGAAAACTTTATTATTGATGGGGTTGAAAATTCAAGAGTAGCGACTGCAATCACCTCCTACGGTATTAGTGATGTACTGTCAGTTTTTGGTAGTGCAAATGGAGCTGAGGTTGGAGCCGCAAGAACTTTCTCTGCCGATGTAGTTCTTTCTCCTAATTTTAACGTCGGGGTTGCAACTATCACTGCTGCGGCTTCTAATACATCAACACTGAGATCTACTAACCCTCTTTTCCCAGGACAAATAAAGGTAGGAAATATTCTTTCTTTCTCTGGTAGTTTGTCTCAAGATCCGGTTTTTGCATCTGTTGTTAGTGTTGCAACATCATCTGTAACAATTACTGGAGTTTCTACAGTAGAAGGTGTTTGTAGTGGTGCTCTTCCAGCATCAGCAACTACCATCAATGATGTTAAAGTAATCGCTGGAGATCTTGGTATCTCCAATGACGGCACTCTATATACAGAGATGCCTAAACGTAATATTTCTAATGTAGATTTGAGTGACGCAACTCTTACAATTAGAAAGACTCAGCAAGTTAACATTGTTGATAATCAGTTATCTGCTGCTGTTACAACTGAATCAAATGAAACATTCTTACCATTTACTCCTGAAAGATACACTCTTATCAGAAGTGATGGTACAACTGAAGAACTTACCTCAGATAAGGTTCAATTAAATTCTGGTTCTAATCAATTAGAGATTTTTGGCCTTGGTAGTGATGATGAGGCAACTCTCGTTACAACTATTTCTAAGATTAAACCTAAAGCAAAAAATAAAATCAAAAACAGAGTCAACTCAGTTGTCATTGATAAGTCTATAAAGAGCGCGTCTGGTATTGGTTCTACAACTCTTAATGATGGACTGACTTATGGAAATTATCCGTTTGGAACAAGAGTTCAAGATGAACTTATATCACTCAACTCTGCAGATTTGATTGAAGTTCATGGAATCTATGAACTAGCGACTGATCCATCTGTTAATAATACAGATCCATCAGCACCTTCAATGACTCTTGCGAATTTGACAGGGCCTACTGCAAAAACTTCTGATCTCGTGATTGGAGAATCTGTAGTCGGTGAAACATCAGGTGCTCATGCTATTGTTGGTGTAAAAGTAACAGATTCTAAAATTGCATTTCTCCCTAAAAACCAAATTAGTTTTAAAGAAGGAGAAATTCTCGTATTTGAAGAATCTGGAGTAAGAGGATCCCTAACCACTTTAGATACTCCAAGTAAAGATATTTCATTCAAGTTTAAGTCTCGAAATGGACAAAATGGAGAGTTTTATAATCATGGTGTTCTGAAAAGAAAAAATGACGAAGAGGCACCTCAGAGAAAAATTATTGCATATTTCTCGAATGGATATTATGAATCCACAGATGATGGAGATATTACAACTGTAAACTCATATTCATCTTTCGATTATTCAAAAGAAATTCAAAATGTAAACTTTATCAGAAACTCTGATATTATTGACATTCGTCCTAAGGTTTCTGATATTGAGACAGTATCTGAGGGTGATAGATCTCCATTAGAATTCCATGGAAGATCATTCAATGTAACTGGCAACTCTGCACCAAATATTCTTTCTTCAAATGAAGGAATTCTCACTGATTTCTCATTCTATCTCGGAAGAATTGATAGAGTTTATTTGACTAAAGATGGTGCGTTCCAAGTTAAATATGGAACTCCCGCAGAAATTCCAGAAAGTCCAACCTCAGTAGATAATGCACTAGAGATTGCAAGAATTTCTTTACCTCCTTATCTTTATAATGTAACTAATGCATCTAAAAAATTCTTAGAGCATAAGCGTTACAGAATGGTTGATATCAAGCAACTTGAGAATAGAATCAAAAATCTTGAATTCTTCACTTCGCTTTCTTTACTTGAAACAAATACTGCAAATTTATTCGTTCCAGATGCTAATGGATTAAACAGATTTAAATCTGGTTTCTTCGTTGATAATTTTACTTCATTCCTTGCACAAGAAACTTCTGTTGAATTAAAGAATAGTGTTGACTTTAAAAGAAAAGAGGCACGCCCTAAACATTACACTACTCAAACGGATTTAACCCAAAGTCTTACTGGATCGGGTGATTTAAAATTCACAAATCCCGATGGTACTAATATTAAAAAAACGAATGATATTGTTACTCTTGACTATACAGATGTTGAGTGGTTAAAGCAATCTTTTGGAACAAGAACTGAAAGTGTAACTCCTTTTATCGTTGGATTCTGGATTGGTGCTCTTGAACTTCTTCCGGCATCGGATTCTTGGACTGATCAAGTCAGACTTGAAGCAAATATAGTTCAAACTGAAGGCAACTTCACAGAAACTCTTGAAACTGCAACTAAAACTCTAAATGTGGATCCTCAAACTGGATTTGCTCCTGCTATCTGGAATTCTTGGGTTAACAACTGGACTGGGCAAGAAGAAGTTCTCGGATCTGAAACTAGAACAGCAATTCAGACAATAGGTAATGTCACCACCACAACTACTTTTGAAGATACAACTCTTCAAGTATTAGATACTGGAGTTGCAACTAGAACTGGAACTCAAGCATTTGTAAGCGAACAGTTTGATAATGAATCTCTTGGAGATAGAGTTGTTAGTAGAGATCTAATTTCTTTTGCTAGATCTAGAAATATTGAATTTATTATCAAAAATCTGAAACCAAATACTCAAGTTTATGCATTCTTTGACGGAGTTGCTGTAAGTGAATATTGCATTCCAAAACTTCTTGAGATAAGCATGGTTGAGGGCACCTTCCAGGTTGGAGAAACTGTCAGGGGAACTATGCGTCCTGTCGGTGATACTGAGTCTTCGGAGGGTGATCCATCAATTTCATTTAGAGTTGCACAGGCAAATCACAAATCAGGTTCATTTGATAATGCAACAGAAGTTTTTACAAATAGTCCATACAACAATTCTCAAATACTTCCAAGTGCTTACTCTTCAACATCAACTATATTGAATGTTGATACATTCTCATTATGCGATCAACCCCAAGGATCATTTATTGGTAGTGTTGCCCCTGAGATGATTTTGGTTGGAGAAACAAGTGGAGCTCAAGCAACTATTACTCAGGTAAGACTTGTATCCGACTTTAGTTCTACCCTCATCGGTAGTTTGTTCCTTCCAGATCCAAATGTAGAAACTAATCCTAGATTTGAAGTTGGTACAAAAGTTCTTACTTTCATTGATGACGTAAATAATAACTTGTTCAATGCATCTACTCGTGCAACTTCTACTTTCTTAATTAGTGGTGTTATCGAGACGGTTCAAGAGGACATTATTTCTGTCAGAAATGGTGCAATACAATCTCAAGAAATTAATGAAGAGCAAGAGATTGCACAGGTAAATGAAACAATAGGCACACAAGTTGTTGGCTCAGAAGTTGTAGATACATCTACAACTACAACCAATCCACCAGATCCTCTTGCACAAACGTTTGTTATTGAAGATACCACTGGTATATTCTTTACTAAGTGTGATATCTTCTTCGAGCAAGTTGATAATCTTGGTATTCCAGTTATCTTTGAACTTAGAACTGTTGTTAATGGAATTCCAACTAAAAAAATTCTACCACTCTCACAATCGATTTTATATCCCGAAAATGTAAACGTTAGTGATGATGGATCAGTTGCGACTACTTTTACTTTACCAGCTCCTGTTTATCTTGAACCCGGTGTAGAATATGCAATGGTTCTTAGATCTGCATCTGCAAGATATAGGGTATTTATTTCAAGAGTTGGAGAGAACGATTTAGTTACACAGACTTTCGTTTCTAATCAACCTTATCTTGGATCTCTTTATAAGTCACAGAATGGATCTGTATGGGAACCAAGTCAGTGGGAAGATCTCAAGTTTACTATCTATAGAGCAGATTTCGTAGAAAATGGTTCTATTGAAGTTTATAGTCCTGAACTGAGTCGTGGTAATAACCAAATCGCCAAACTGCTGCCCAATTCGATCAGTCTTGCATCGAGATCTGTACGCATCGGTATCGGATCTACACTACAAGATACAGATCTTACACTTGGCAACACTATCGTTCAACATGGTAGCAATGCATCTGGAGATTTCATCGGAAAAGCAGGTATTGCAACTGGCACTCTGAATATTATCAACGCTGGTATTGGATTTACACCTTCTTCTGGTTATCTTGAATATACAGGTGTAGAACTTGTCAACATCACCAGCAATGGTAGAAATGCTAAGGCAGATATCACTATTGATAATGGAGTTGCTGTTGGTGCTACGATCTCCGAATACGTTGCAGCAAGTGGCGGACAAGGATATGTGGTTGGTGATGTATTAGGTGTCTCCACTATTGGTAACAATGACTTGGGTAGAAATCTGAGACTGTCTCTGGTATCCATCGCCAATACAAATGAACTCCTCTTAGATAATGTTCAGGGAGATTTCATCACAGGAGCAGGTAATACGGTTCAATTCATCAATAACTCTGGACTTAGAACCGATCTGAATGCTTCTTCTGGCGGTAATGTTCTGATTGACGGTATTAATTCTGTTGTTTCTGATGGCATTCACTTCACCGTCAATCATAAGAACCACGGTATGAATTTTGCTGATAACAGAGTCGTAATTTCTGATGTTGAGTCTGATGTTCTTCCTGTTAAACTTACTGCAGCCCTTGATGCTTC